AGTCTGCAAAAACTGCAAAAGGAGTAAAGAAATCATGATGAAGGGCTACAAAGAGGGTGGTATGACCGACAAAATGGGTCGTGCAATGAAGCGTAAGACCAAGGATGCAATGGGGCGTGCAATGCCAAAGATGCCTGAAATGCCCATGGGCATGAAAAAAGGCGGTAAAGCCATGAAAATGGCAAAGAAGGGGAAATAATCATGGCTGGACGTGGAATGGGTTGTGCAACACGCGGAGGCGGGGCAGTTACATCGGGCCCAGCCAATAAAATGTTGAGTGAAACAAGCAAGACAACGGGCCCTGTGCGCATGAAAAATGGCGGAGCGATCAATCAGCATAAGCGCATGGCCATGAAAGGCGTCAAGAAAATGCGCATGGGCGGAAGCTGCGGCTAAATGGCAACTTCAGGTACGACCGACTTTAATCTTTCGATTGATGACTTGATCGAAGAGGCGTTTGAGCGCTGTGGCATGCGGCCTACCGCAGGCTATCAGTTGTCTTCAGCGCGTCGGTCCATGAACCTGTTGTTTTTAGATTGGGCTAATCGAGGCCTAAATCTCTGGACCATTGAGCAAGCTTCTTACACCCTGTCTCCAGGGGGATATGAAATCACGCTGGGATCGGATACAGTCAACGTGCTGTCTGCCGTGATCCGTTTGCCTGGAGTCAGCCCCCAACAAGACATTACTTTGGATCGCATCAGTCGCGAAGAGTATTTAGATCTTCCTGATAAAACAGTCCAAGCTCAGCCCGCGCAGTTGTACGTACAACGTGCTAACACGTTTAAAGTGTTTTTGTACCCGTCGCCTGATCTTGCTTATACCTTGGTCTACTATCGTATCCGTCGCATTCAGGATGCTGGGGTTTACACTAATACAGCCGATGTTAATTTTCGGTTTTTGCCGTGTCTTGCTTCGGGACTTGCTTATCAAGTGGCCTTGAAGTATGCCCCTGAGCGGGTAGGCATGTTGAAACAGATTTACGAAGAAGACTTTTCAAGGGCCGCTGCGGAAGACCGGGATACCGCGAGCGCCTTGTTCATCCCTGATTTTGGGCAGTAGGCCATGGCCTTTGCCACGGGTAAGTTCTCTTTTGGATTATGTGACTACTGTTGGCAACGGTATTCTTATAACACGCTTCGCAAGAATTGGCGTGGTTTCATGGTTTGCCCTGATGACTATGAGCCTAAAGAGCCACAGCTTTACCCCTTAAAATATCGCGGTGACGCCATTGCGCTTAAAGACCCTCGCGTTGATCGCATTGAGCCAGTTACAATCTACCTTGGAACCCCAGGATTTAGTGCGCCGTTTCAAAGCATTGGCTCTGGATTTAGCACTGTTAACCGAACAAACATGCAACCGTATCCGCCGCAACAGTTTGTTGTTGGGGCGGGTCAGATTGGGAATGTCATAGCCACTGTCATTATCTCGACCGCTGTTTCTGTCGAAGGAACAGGCAGTATTGGAGCGGTAACCATTTTGATTACTTAGCCATGAACTACACTGACTTGGTCTTAAATATTCGGCGATATACCGATGTGGACAGTAATGTCTTCTCGGACGCGGTTATTGACACCTTTATCACCATGGCCGAGAATCGGATCCTGCGCGACATAGATCTTGATTACTTCAAAAAAGAATCTACGGGCACTTTGACTAGTGGGAATAAGTTTTTAGGTGCCCCTTCCGATCTTCTGACGCATCGTTATTTAATGGTTACTGTCAGTGGGGACCAAGTGTTTTTAGACTTTAGAGACACTTCTTTCATGAAAGAGTACTGGCCAGATGGCACTGACACAGGTGTTCCAAAATACTACTCGGTCTGGGACCAAGACACCTTTTATGTAGCTCCAACACCCAGCGCTAATCTGCCTGTTGAGATAGGATACATTTACAGGCCTGCCCAGCTTTCGTCATTGAACCCTACAACTTGGATCAGTAACAATGCCCCAGAGGCTTTGTTGTACGCATGCCTAATTCAGGCCTACAGCTTTACTAAAGGTCCACCTGACATGCTGAACTACTTTAATCAAAGTTATCAACAAGCCATTCAAGGCCTTGGTATGGAACAGCAAGGACGCCGCCGTCGAGATGAATACAGAGATGGCATGCTTAGAATTCAAATTAAATCGGAGTCGCCAGGGCCATGATTGGATCATCTGGTGGTGCCCTTCTTGGGGAATTCAAAGTAGCCCACGTCTCTGGACGTGGGTTCTCGCCTGAGGAAGTAGCCGAAATGGCGCTTGAAAAAATCGTCTATGTAGGCTCGTCGTCTCATCCTGTTATTCGGGATCAAGCAGAGGCCTTCAAGGCGCAGATCCGTGATGTTTTGGTGCGTTACATGCGACAAGCTGTGGCCTCTCACAACACCACGTTAATGAATCGTTTTAGAGATGCGGGGCACCCCGAACTTATTAAATTATTGGAGGACTAAAAATGGCTATCAGTGTCACAACGGCTATGCCGACTTCGTTCAAGGTAGAGATTCTCAAAGCAGTGCATAACTTCACTGCTTCAACAGGTGATACCTTCAAACTTGCTTTGATGAAAGCAACTGCCTCGGGTTCTGGAACCTACGGCGCTGCCACGACAAGTTATGACACGCTTGTGAGCAATTCTGATCAGCTGTCTAACGGCAACGGATACACCACAGGCGGCAACACGTTGACTTCGGTGACACCTGTTGCGTATGGCACGACAGCGGTTTGTGACTTTGATAACACCACATGGTCTGGTGCAACTTTCACCACATGCGGCGGCATCATCTATAACGACACAGCTTCTGGCAATCCAGCCTGTGCTGTGTTGAGTTTTGGCGGCGATCAACAAGTCACCTCAGGGGATTTTCAAATCCAGTTTCCCAGCCCTGCCGCATCCACCGCAATTATCCGTATTGCCTAAGGCGATGGTGTGGGAGCCACTACCTACACGATAGGCTGGGGCGACTCTAGCTGGGGCATTAATGGCTGGAGTGGAATTGCTCCAGCCTATTTGGTTGATGGAGTAGCGGGCACTGGGTCGGTTGGAAGTGTTTCGATTGCCACAGCTTATACGGTTAGTGGAGTAGCGGGCACTGGGTCGGTTGGAAGTGTCTCTCTGGTCATTAACAGCAACATCGTCGTAACGGGTGTTGCTGGAACTGGTTTTGTTGAGGACGCTGTTACCGTTGTATCTCCAGGTTTTGTTGGGGTACAAGCGTCGGGCAGCATTGGTGACGTAGGGATATTATCCACGATTGCTCCAACGGGCGTTGCTGGAACGGGCGCTGTAGGAACAGTTGTTATATCCCATACTTTTACGGTTACTGGGGTAAGTGCGACAGGAAACGTCGGGCAAGTAGGGATTCGCATCGACAACACCGAGATTCCTGCCGGGGTCGAGGGCACTGGGGCAGTTAGTGATGTAACAACGATCGTTATACCCAATATCGCTGGGGTTGTAGGAACAGGTCAACTAGGTATTGTCAGTATCCGTATTGACGATACAATCATCCCCACAGGAGTGTTCGCAACGGGAGCAATAGGTGCCGTTCGCATTGGTGGGTGGTCTATTGTGAATGATTTTCAAAACCCGAACTGGGTGACCGTGACAGCCTCACAGACACCGAATTGGGTTGAAGTCGATGTTGCTGCGTAGGAGCGCATAATGGCAAGTACATGGTCAAAACTCAAGATCGAGTTAATTGGTACAGGCGAGCAGTCTGGGACTTGGGGCACAACTACTAATAATAACCTTGGCTCTTCGTCCAATTACCGTGGATTAGAGCAGGCTATTGTAGGGATGGCCACCTTAGTTACCGGAGACTTCACTACAAACAGTTATACACTGCCCTACGCTGACAGTAATGATGACCAGGATTTCCGTTGTCTGGTGTTAAACATCACTGCAACTCTAACCGGGGCGGGCACCGTTACTGTACCTGCCATTCAAAAGCCTTACATCATTATTAATGACTCGGTTGGGGGTTACGCCGTTACAGTTAAAGTATCAGGACAAACGGGGGTTAGCGTACCCAACGGCAAAAGGGTTCTTTTGTACAACAATGGTACGGACGTCGGTGTAGCGGTTAATTACCTCACCTCCCTGACGTTGGGCAGTCCCCTGCCGCCTGCAAGCGGAGGCACTGGGGTTGCAAACGGATCAAACAATACGATTACCTTCACTGGTAATTACACGTTTGGGGCCACGCTCACTAACAATACCGCTGTGACCTATCCTACCACCGGGACTTTATCTACCCTGGCGGGCACGGAGACTTTCACCAACAAACGCATCACACAACGTTGCAATGCCCAGACGACGACAGCATCGCCCTTTGCTTGGAACAGTGACAGTTACGATCAGCAGAGTTTCTCGGCGCTAGCTAATGCGCTGACGATAAATGCGGACGCTGGAACGCCGACAGATGGTCAACGCACGACATTCCGAATCAAGGACAATGGCACGGCAAGAGCATTGACTTGGACAACAGGTTCAAGCAAAGCCTTTCGTGCGATTGGTGTTACGTTGCCCACAACGACTGTGATTAACAAAACAGTTTATGTTGGGTGTATTTACAATGCAGCAGATGACCGTTGGGATGCGGTTGCAGTAGCTCAGGAGGCTTAAATGAAGATTGATTTTGAACGTCACCACGCAACTTGGGGCAAGTTTGCTGATGCACTACATTTGCCTGATAACCATAACTTTACGTTAGCTCAGATTGAAGCCATGAAAGATGAACGCTTCAATAATTGGGTAAATGCAGTAGAGAATCCCGCCCCTGCGCCTGTAGAACCCGAGCCGGTAAAAGAGTACATTGAAATCAACGGCGTAAAGTACGTTAAAGTTGAGATTTAAGCATGGCGAACCGTTATTGGGTCGGCGGAACTGCCAGTTGGGATTTAACCGCTGGTACTAAGTGGGCAACTACGTCTGGTGGTGCTGGCGGTGCGGCTATCCCTACGAGTGCAGATGATGTGTTCTTTGATGCTAACAGCGGCGCAAGCACAGTAACTGTTGCTGTTTCAGTTGCTCAGTGTGCAAATTTAACTTTTACTGGCTTTACCGGGACATTGACAGGCTCTGTCGGTATCACCGCTTATGGGAGCGTTACATTAGTTTCTGGCATGACTTGGAGCCATACAGGTAGCCTTCGTTTTGCGGGCAACACCTCTTGTACGTTAACGACAGCAGGTAAAACCTTAGGCGGTTCTTTGGTCATCAACAGCGCAGCAGGAAGTGGCCTGACTGTAACGTTGCAAGATGCTTTAAGCGTTGCTTCTTCAATTGATATATTAAACAGCACATTCACCACCAACAACTACAACGTCACTGCAACGCAACTGTCGTCCAGCAACACCAACACCCGCACGATTAATCTGGGTAGCAGTACGGTGACGTTGAGTGCTGGTACTGCGATAAACTTTGCCACAAACACAAATCTAACTTTTAATGCTGGGACTTCTACAATCAGTTGTTCAAGTACTTCTGTTTCTATTTTAGGAGGAGCTGGTTTATCAACGGGTGTTACATTTTATAACGTAACCTTGTCTTC